TTATCAACATCTTGACCTATCGTGGTGACAAGCCTGTGTACCACACCCTTATCGTGAGGCCACAGTAATGGCTAAAGGTTTTGGGATAGGCAAACAACTAGACCGCGACGTTTCATCGGCTCTTTTAATCGGTGCCATTAAAGCTGCGGAGCTCACAGTAGACGAGTTACAAGAGGAAGGCCCTAGTTGGACAGGCCGTTTCTCTAATTCTTGGCAAATTCAAGGCCCGCAAGGACAGCAAGTTAAGGGTGACGGTGGTCCAGGAGATGCCCGACCACTCAGATTTCGTGAAGGTCCGTTTACTGGACCGCAAGCAGCAGCAACGCTTTTAAGGACCAAAGTAACTACGGATAAAGTTGTATTTACTATTTCAAACTTTTCGGATCACGCAGCGGAAGCTACTGATGCCGTGGAACATGACAAAACTTACTATCCAAAAGGTTGGGCAATATCTCCAGATGGCCCACAAACCTCACAAGGTCAAGCCAACTTTGACCCGGTTAATGGTGGACGTAAAGACAGTAGTCGTAGAGGGGATACAGGCGGCGGTGATCCAAAAAGCATCTCAAGTCGTACAGCCCCCTTGGACTGGTTTGCAACTTTTGCAGAAGGAGGCCGCCTAGACAAAGCAATTAAAATAGAAATGGACAAAGCCTTGGCAAAAGCGTTTAGAAAATGAACTACCAAGCGATCCGGGCATCAATGGAGAACCCGTTACTGACGGCATTTAACAACCTTGTACCAGCAGTTCCTGTTTACTTTGACAACATCACTGCCGTTCCACCAAATACGACCACCGAGTATGTCCGCGTCAACATCACGTTTGGCTTAACCAACGAACCGACGCTGACTTCTAGCTTAGATAATGCCCGTGGAGCGTTAGTGATCCGTTTGTTTACAGAAAAGGGGCGTGGTCCGGCCCGCAATCAAGAATTGGTAACAACTGCTGTGAACGTATTAGAGACTATTAACGACACGGCCAAAGCTAATACAGGTGTGTTCGTAAAATTGGGTGAAATAAACGGCCCAACTTTTTCAGCTACTGAAGAATCACCACATTTTATGGGCCGCATTGACACCGGCTATGTAGCAACTGTACTGACTTAAATAGTCGCTAACCTGTAATAAGCCGGGCAGTGCCCGCAGAGACCTTTAATTTTTGGCGTACCAATGGCCACCACCGTTCTGTCCGGCACTTCAGGTGCCCTCTACTACAAGCCTGCCGGTACTACAGATACGTTTGCCGAAACAGACGTAAATGTAGGTACTGACACGATCACCGTGAAAACCTATCTGAACTTCAAGGCAGGTGACCCAGTGCAATTCAGCGTTGTAAATACTACAACGCACTTGGCTGGCAGTGGAACACTTCCAAGTGGTCTTTCAGCCGCCACAACCTTTTACGTCAGTAGCTACGACGCTGCAACTGGAGCACTTCAGGTTTCCGCAACCGATGGCGGTTCTGCCGTAACGCTGTCAGATGACGGCACAGCTGTACCTCCAAATGCCTTCCAGGTTGCTTATGACTCCTACACGGTCATCGGTCAAGTAAGGGACTGGAATTTCGAGATTACTAGGGCAGAGCTTGACGTTACAAGCATCGGCCAAACCCCTGGCCAGTACGTGCCTTTCCGTACTTACATCTCCGGCTTCGGCGATGGCACGGGAAGCGCAACAATCTACATGACCGATAACGACGCTTCTTTGGGTAACCGCATTGTAGACGACGTTCTCCAGCGCAATCAAACAGGTGCAGGTTTTAAGCTTTACACCAACGAGGTGTTCAGCGGTGGCACCGTAAGCGACGCGCTCAGTAGTTCAATTGAATTTGACGCAGTGCTTACTTCTGCAAGCATGAATGTCAACCCTGATGATGCCCAATCAGTGGCTGTGAACTTCAGGCCATCCAGCACCCCAGTGTTTGACTTCAGCGCAAGCTCATAGGTTAATCCTTATTAAGTAAGTAAACCCCGGCAAAAACCGGGGTTTTTTATTGCGCTACGCTAGATTGAATTTAAGTCAATGTAGTATTTATGGCTGGGACACTTCGCCCAATCGACCGCCTGCGTAAAGCGGCAAACCTGCAGCCAGTAAAACGCGAAGTCGAGATTTCCGATGGCTCAGTATTTGAGATGTGGGTAACGCCTATGACAATGGCGGAGCGAGAACGCGCCCAAAAGCAAGCAAAGTCCGACGACGCTGGCGCGTTCGCACTGCAACTACTGCTGTCTAAAGCCCAAGATGAAAACGGCAAGCGTTTGTTTTCAGCTGGTGAAATCGACGTTTTAAAGAACGAGGTGAAGGACAGAGACCTGCAATCTTTAATGCTTGCTGTTCTTCAAGACGATGAAGAGCCAATGGACCCAAAATCCTAAGCGCGGAACTTCGTAAAGACAACTGGCTCATGCTGCAATTTGGCGTTGCCAAAGAACTAGGTATGAGCCTTACCGAAGTCCGCACCACCATGACGGCGGAAGAGCTAATCGGCTGGAGCGCCTATTTCCAGATCCTTAACGAGGACCAAGAAAAGCAAATGGAAAAAGCCCGCCGTAGAAGGTAGGGATTTTTGTGAGTAGAATACACAGTGACGTGACAGCTGTGGATCGTGGCATACAGAGCTGATATTGAGATAGCCGTAATTGGTGCAGATAAACTGCGGAGTCTCCGCAAAAATTTAGATGAAATTAACAATAAACTTAAAGAAATAGATGAAAATGCAGAATTATTTGATAATCCGATACGAAGCCTCGCAAGCTTTAATAAAGCCTTACAAACAGCACAACAAAATTTAAATTTAGTTGAATTAGCGGCTGACGATGAAGCCAAAGCTATCAAAGGTTATGTAAAAGCTTTAGAAGCATCTAACGATGCCGCTGCCAGACAAAACCAATTAATTCAGCGTGAAGTAACACTTAGAAACAAAGCCAAAAAATCAATAGAAACCCGAAAAAAACGGGACGAATTTCTTGCCGGACCAGGAAGAACTATAAGAGCGGAGAAATCTGCCCAACGCGCTACACGAGAGAGTGCAAGACGGCAGCGTGAATTTGCGGAAATAGAAGCGTTTAACAAAAAAATTAACCGTATAGAAGCCAATTTTAATGCTGGGCAAGAACGTATCCGCAGAGATGCGGACAACGCAGAGTTACGGAGGCTTTTAAAAAGACTAAAGCTTGAAGAAAGCAAGGTAAAAGAAATAGGACAATTAAGGGCAAAAATAGACAAAAAAGCTCTTGACGATTTTGATAGACGTTTAAGGGAATCCAGTACATTAAGAGGGCAAAGCAGTCCTATTGGTGGGGCGCGTAACATACCCGGAAGCCCGGCAGCTAGAAGACGCACCAATGTAGGTAGAGCAGTTGGCGCAGGTCTAGCCACTGTAAATGTACCAGGCCAAGATATTGCTCAGGCTGCAGCTCTTGGTTCGTTTGCGGGACCAAAGGGTGCGGCTATTGCAGCAGGTATTGCTGTAGTTGCAAAAGGTTTAACCGCTGTAGGAAGGGCAGCGCCGGAAATTGCAAGAACTGAAGCTCAAATTAGCAAACTAGAGATTGCGTTACGTGGAATCCTAGGCAGTAAAAGTGAGGAGGGCTTCAAAGCAATTGACCGGGCTGCCCGCGACTTTAACCAGCCGATTGTAGACGCCACAAAAAACTTTACGCAATTAAGTGCCGCTGCAACAGCTAACGGCAACAGCGTTAAACAGACAGAAACTTTATACCGTGCTTTATCTGCCGCAACCAAGGCCACAGGTGGTGATGCGCAAGATCTTAGCGGCGTACTACGAGCGGCAACCCAAGTCATATCAAAGGGCGTCGTAAGGTCCGAAGAACTGCGGGGGCAGATTGGCGACCGACTTCCTGGTGCGTTCCAGCTGTTTGCCCAAGCCACAAACCGTTCTGCGGAAGAATTACAGAAAGCCTTAGAGCAAGGCGAGGTTAGCGCAGACGAATTTGTAACTACATTTTCAGACTTTATTCTTAAGAAATTTGAGCCTGCTGCCCTAAGAATCGGTGACTCCCCAGCCGAAGCTGGAGCCCGTCTAACCAAAGCACTAGAAGACGCTAACCGTGCAGCAGCACCACTACTGGTGTCCCTCGGAGCAAAATTTCAAGACTTTGCTAAGGATGCAATTGAGGGCGTTACACCGTTACTAAATGAGTTAAATAGATTCTTTAAACTAGACCGTGCAGGTAAAAACCAACGACTTGCCGACCTAGAAAAAAATATAATTCCTGACCTTGAAGCAAGGTCTGCAGAATTGTTTGCAGGGGATCCAAACGCCGCTGTTTATAGAGAAGGCGGCAGTAAATTTCTAGGAAAACTCTTGCCAACTAAAACTACTCGTGGCGAAGCTTTGCAAGCCACCCAAAAAGAGCTTGCAGCTAGAAGAGGGGAAGCAATACAAAAAAGGACAGAACTATTCCCGACAGGCAAAGGAAGAAACCCCTTACCGAGTACACCAGAAGAAGAGGATCTAAAAGGCGCACCAAAAGCGCCCAAATTACCTGTATCACAGACTTTACAATTACAGCAAAGTCTACTACAGGAGAGTATTAAGCAGTTAGATATAGACACGAAACGTAGAGAACTTCAAGCAACTGAACTAGGCGCAGCAAGGCTACAAAACCGAGCATTGTTTGAGAGATTGCCTCTACAGGAAAGGCTTTTAGATCTAGGGCGTCAGAGAGCTTTAGCGCAAAGCGATTTCCCTGCGGATGCGGCTGAAATTAACCAAGTTTTTGACGCCCAGCTTCAGAACCTGCAATCTCAAAACGCTTTATTAAGGGAGCAGGTAATAAAAAGAGAGCAAAATTTGATTGTAGCCAAAGAAATTGCAGCTTTAGAGTTTAGCCAGCAAACAGAGCAGATAACTGTAGGTTTTGAAAGGCAAATCGAGGACACTGGCGCGTTC